CTAAAAACTCTACTAAAGAAATGGTTTCCGGATCCCTGTGGGCCTGTGATGATCACAAGTTTTTTCATATAGATTTAAGGGGGTTGCCAGTCTTATTGCAATTATCTAAAAAGTATTCATCAACACGATGAATATACTTATCATTAGGATCACTTTCTAAAATTTTATCTACACGGGGATCCCACCAAGCAATAGGTATACCCACATTTAAAGTTTGAAGATAATATCTCTTGTAAAGATATAGTAATTCATAACTTAAAAAAGTAACGTCGGGAAAGTTGGGAAGTTGTTTCATAAACAACGGAAGAGTACTCTCTTTTCTAAGACGATCCTGTTGATGTCTAAGTATATTTTGATCCCTACCAATTACCAATATCTGAGTTTCAATGCCTTGTTTTTCTACTTCTCTAGAAAACTGCATGATGTTTGGTTCCCATTTCTTCTCTTGAATACCAAGTGGGACACTGACACTTGTGAAAAAATACTCATGAGTAGACCAATCAAAGTCTTTCAATTTTGATGGATCTTTCCAATACTCACAGAAAGGTTCTGCAAACCTATGTGCTTCCCAGTAATTGTCAAGAAGTGTTTTCCATCCAAACACCTCTGGATGTAAAGAAAATATTTTGGACCAAAGATGATTGCCAGATCCTTGCGGTCCAGTAAGGATTATCAATTTTTTCATTTTAAAAATAATAGATAGATCAATCCAGGAATGATAATAAAGAATTGAGGAAGAAAGTTCATAATGATAGAACGTTCCTTCCATTTAAATCCAACATACGTCCAACCAGATGCACCAATTAGTTGTAGTATGCTATTCCAAGGGGTCAACCCCAGTACATGAAACACCATTGCTATGAGTATTGTACTGGCACTGACCCACTTGATTATGCGAGTTTTATCTCTTTTCCTTCTTAATTCAATTGTACTCATAATATAAAGAAAGATTCATATTAGACCGCAATAGCAGTATTCTTATTACTGATCTCAAGAAGATCATAACGCATTTGTTCTACCATTGCAAGAATGCGTTCTTGGACATCTGCAGCACCTTCTACTAATTTTTCTAGTTTCCAAGCACCGATATTGGAGTGGAAACCTTCGTCCTTAGCGATTGCTGCATAACGTGAAGAGATGAACTCATCTTCAACGCACTCAGCCATTTCATGCCATACAGCCTCTGCACGACCCTCGGCGACGAGTTGGTACGCAGCAAGAGCAGCAGGGTCAGAAGATGCCTCATACTTGTCCAGGAGTGATGCACCCTTCGCTTGTGGTGAAGCCTCTTCTGCAGCAAATGCAGCAGCAACATCTAGTTCTTCGCCAGAGATGTGTTCGATGACTTCCTTAACCATACGGAAGTGTTTTGCCTCGTCTTGTGCTTGTTTGGTGAGAAGTTCCAACTCAGTTACGTCCATGGTTGCAGGAGCAGAAGCAATCTCAGCAGAGATAGCCTTCATGTTTGCTGCTTCATTAACCATACGTCCACGGAAGTGTTCTACCATGTGCTCTTTACTTGGATTGGAAGCAAAGAAACGACGAACATTTTCACGAGACTGATCAAAGAGTTCGGTATTACCTTCTCTAATTTTAGATACGAATTCTTTTCCAGTTAGCATTTTAGTTTTCATTAAAGGATGTGTCATTATTTATCATTAGTGATGGCATTACCTCGCCACTCCATTTTTCACTTGTCCAATCTCCCTGAGGACACTGTTGATCAATCGAAGGTGTAAAATTAGTTTCATCTTTAATATACCATTTTTTAATATAATCCATTTTATCAACCCATACTCGATACATTTTACGTATAAGTTTCTCATTTAATTTTCCAAGACCCATATCAGAATACAGTATTTTTAAGTTTTCTACAGTTTCATCTTCATTAAGAAACCAATTACAATCCCATTGATGAGTAATCATAGATTTTAATAACTCATTATCAGATTTAAAGAGTTTGGTTTTATTAAAAAGATCATCTATATTACTGTGATTATATTTTTTGAGATCTTCTTTTAGTTCTTCTGACAATGACTGATATTTTTTTATATCCAATGTATTTGTAAATCTATCCGATACTTTCAAAGGTTTATCGTACCATTTTATATCTGGTATTACAGCAAAGTTTTCATCCCAACTGCCATCTATTCTATTATCTTTTTCTAATTTTATACTTCTTAATGCAACAAAAAGTTGCGTGTTAACCAAACAAATAAAATGTTTTGATTTAAACATATCTGCTATGGGATGTGATATGTTTTTATCCATCATCTTGGATAAACTATAGTAAATTGGTACATGTAATCTGGATATACGAGTCTGTTGTTTTGAGGACGAATCAGATTCAAACTCATCAAAATCAGATTCGAAGTCATTGATCCATGCATTACGATAGTGAATATAATTTTCAGATTGATATGAAGTACTGTGGAACATAAACACATCATTCCAAACAGGTTTTCCATCCACCCTACTAATCTTAGACATATTTTTAAAAAAATATTCTACTTTTCCACGAAGAGTTAAATTATTACAATAAACTTCATCACTCATCGTAAGGCAGGATCCTAAAAAATGACATCCATCCCAACCTAAATGTCCTATTAAAATATTATTATTCATATCAGAGTAACCAAAATATCTGAAAATGTTTTAACATCTTCTACTTTTTGTCCAAAATTTCTGAATATCCAATCGGAAGTAAAATATTCCCATGTACAGTTATTTTCCATTCCAAATTTTAATATACAGGAATTTTGTTTCATTATTTCAGTTAACATAAAATTGCTATTTTTGTATCCAGAATAGTTTGGATATTGAATTTGAAATCCTCCTGCTTCATGCCACCAAGCATAACTTATCATGTCTGGACGATATACCATCATGATCAAATCATTTGGAAACCACTTACGTATATTACCTAGATAATATGACCATTCATGACTCTTGACAAGTTTACAACCATTCGGATTAGTCCATGCTTGATTTATATAGTCTGCATCCAAAATAGGTTCAAATTCCATCTCTGGACCAAAATAGGCACCCCTATGTCCAGTATAACTATGGTGGGAATACTCACGTTCAGTTGTCCTGTCAGATGTATTCATACCTGACATTTTTTCCATAGTCTGAGCTATACCACTCCAACGAGATCCAGGCACTCCAGTAAAAAATATTTTATCAGGTAAATTCATGAATCAAAAAGAACTTAATAATTATTTTGCAACAAAATGGACAAGTAATATATCACAATATAATTATTGTGGTTGGAACCTAATCAATAACATTGCTGATGATGAGTGGGTACTTGACGTTGGTTGTGGACCAAATCCATTTAAAGGAAAAATAAAAAACTTAGTGGGAATAGATCCAGCATATGATGAAGCAGACTATAAAATGACAATTGGGGAATATAGTCTCATTGAAAAAGAAAAAAAATTTGATGTGGCTTTTTGTCTAGGGAGTATAAACTTTGGATCTTTTCATAAGATTATAACAGATATAAATTACGTCGTAAACTTTTTGAAACCAACGGCAAGAATATACTGGAGATCAAATCCAGGAAGAAAAGATCATAAAAACAAAGAATGTGAAAAAATAGATTTCTTTCCTTGGTCATTTGATCTCCACATGGAATATTCTAAAATATTTGGATTTGAGTGTATAGATCTAAGATGGGACAGCAATCATAGAATCTATTCTGAATGGGTCAGAAATCACAATCCTTTGTCATAGTTGCGATTTCTCCACCAATATCAGCACCAGTGTTTCCACTAAACATTGCTACCCATCCCGCTGCCAACCAACCAATGTAAGGAATATTAGCAAACATTGGGGCAGCAGAAGCACCAATACTAGTTCCAACCAATCTACCTGCATTTTCGCCACCACCTTCCGCCTTGATACACTCTATCTTTTTCGCAGTCAACTTTCCCACTTCACCACCCTGGAGATGCTGCGCTCCGTCCATGGTGTACTCTTCTTGTTGGACTATCTTAGTATCTCCACCGATACCAAAGAATCCATTCTTCTTCACAAGAACTTTATTCTTGTCCATGACTCTAGGGTCATTGGCACGATACTGAATACGATACCCATCCTTATGAGCATCTACCTGATAAGCAGTATAGTCACCAACAGGCAAGTTAATGATAGGAAGTTGACTTCTATTTAATAAGTGACCAAGAACACCAAGATGGGCAATACCAAAAACGGTCCCTACTCCAAGTACTGCCCATTTGAAGATGGGACGCTTAGGTAGTTCTTTTACTACGGGTTCTGGATAATAATCACCAGGTTGTTCTTTTTTTCTGTCAAAAATAGACATGACGGGTTAGGGAGTTATTGTGGTTTGTCCTTTGGTTCTACAGCAGAAACGACTTCTGGTTCTTTCTTTGTTACTGTTTTACCATTTCCATTTCCACCACCTGCCTTAGCGGGAGACAAACCAAATGCAGCTAACGAACCCGAAAACACTGAGGCGATAAAAGTAGGATCAAAATCAAGAATTTTTTGACCGTTTGGTAGTCTAACGTAGCTAAACGTAAGAAGAGATGCAGACCATATTAGGACAACAACTTTCACTAAATTACCCAAAACTTCACTCTTATCTTCATGATCGTGATGGTCTTTCTCTTCTACTTTCGCTTTGGATTTACCGAGCATTTGTAGAGTGTAAGGCTCTGTTATTTATGGTTGTAGGGACTCAACACCGATTTTTGTTTGTTTTATTGAATTGTATTTTTTGCAGAGGGATTCACTTGATTCGTGTTCCCATCTATGGTATGCACTTTTTAGGGATTTGAAGTAATCAGTACCTCCGCAGCCTACCATTTCTTCTGCAACGATGGTCTTGATTAACACATCTCTCGTTAAATGTGTCATATGTAAATTCTGGTTTCCAACAACAAATTCTACATTATAAAACTGAAAGGATTTTTTCAAAGAATTTGTTTTGGGTGGTCTTCAAAAAATATTTTGAATGTTATTATTTATCGATATAATTATTTTCGATTAACCACTTACGGGTGAGTGGAGTTGGTTCATAATCAGTCCACATTGTACCACGAGCACAGGATTCAAGTGCTTCCATCGTAACTTTCTCGGTTCTACCTGCCCATCCTGCCTCTGCTTCCCAGGGCACTGCACTTGCAGGATAACTACGTTCTGCCATCTCACGATATAGCATAGGAATATCTTCTTCTGGTCTGATGATGGCAATCAAACTATTCTTGATAGTTCCTGCCATACAATCCTGTGCAGCGTGCCATCCTTCATGACGCATCACCGTCATTAAGACACCAGGGCGACGCATATAAGTCTTATTCAGAAAGAAATTATTACTTACAGTATGATAAACACCACGATGTCCTACGGGAAAATATTTTTCATCCGCTAGAAACACCTTAACTCCGACCTTATCAAGGGCAGTGAGCATTCTACTGAACTCGTCAGCAACAATATTAAAATCACTATCGGGATGAGCGTCAGCAATAGTAGAGATATTTTCGACTCGCTGGACATCTTTGGTGCATTCTCGTAATAACATGCAACCCATGGCATCCATTGTATAGAATCCTTTAGTTGGTTCTGCAAAAGCAGAAGATGACATAGTAGCAGCTGCTACAATACCCATGATAATTTTTTTCATAGTTAATTTTTATGTTAGTGATAGTGAAGCGGTTCCAATACCCGCAACACTAAATCTTAATGTACTTCCATCAAGAACTATGGTTAATGGAGAGGAAGAACTGAATCCTTGAAGATCCAATGTTACTTCAGATCCATCACCGACGGCAGAATAAATTTCATTAAAATTACTGTTTATCTTTATTGCACCACTCAAAAGAGTGTCTCCTTGACCATCATTAGGAAAGGAACCAGTAGCAATTCCAGATTTCGCCATTTAATCTACCGTAGTCTTATGAATGTATTTAGGATCTGCCACCCCACTGAATATCAGGATAAGCATCAGAAACATTTTTCTTAGAAATTTTATACTTAGTTTCTAATTTTTTATCTTTAACAAGCATTAGAATTTCAGCTTCCATGGGATGAAGGCCTTCCAGAATACTAATGAACATTGTTTCTCTTTTCATACTAGAGAGACGATCATTCCCACCTTTGATAAAATTATAAAAATAAGTATATTCTTTTCTAATAGAAGTTCTACCTTGATCTTGAGATCCAATAGAATTTGTTCCAATGTCATCCATCACAGAAACAGATCTTTGAATATTATCGCTTAGATTTCCAGATCTAACGTTTTGTTGACCAACACTAGAATATGGAACAATACCTTCCGGAAGTAAGGATATTACACTCTCATCGAAGTTCCAAATAAGTAAGGACTTCAATGAGGGATCTTGATAAGTTCGAAGTACTTCCACTTTTTTAGCATTAGTTTTTTGTTTTGATGCTAAGGAAAGTACTTCAAAAGAAAATGGATTGGCAGGCAATTCGGTAAGTACTATAGACATAATAATAGTTTAATGTATTTTATTTAGAGTTTGAATCCAGCGAAAGTATCTTTCTTGACATCTTGTTTGATGCCACCTACAACATAGGACTCAACTTCAGTTTCCTGTGGAGCAACCTGAAGACCTTTGGAAGAGATCCAATGTTCAGTCCAAGGAAGAGGGTTGTTCTTTGCTGGGATATCATAAATTGGTTTCATACCAATAGCTTTCATACGGCGATTTGCAACCCACTCAACATAATTACTGAGAAGTTTATCGTTAAGTCCAATCATAGATCCATCTTTAAATAGGTACTTTGCCCACTCCTTTTCCTCATCAACACACTTTCTGAACAATTCTGTTACGAAAGACTCTTCCTCTTTAGCAATCTCTTGCATTTCTGGATCGTCTCCTTCGCGCCATTTATTGAGGATGTTTTGAGTAATGACAAGGTGCTGGTTTTCATCTCTGGCGATGAGAGAGATAATTTTAGCGGATCCTTCCATAAGTTTGAGTTCACCAAACGCAAATGAGCAAGCGAACGAGACATAGAACCTGATACCTTCGAGAATATTGACATTGGCTACAGCACGATAGAGTTTTCTTTTGAGTTCTTTACGATTGTCCTTGAAGTAACCTGCACCTTCTTGTGCATACTTCCAATCTTCACTAATACCATACTGTTGAGCGGAATTGATGAAGTCATTGTAAGCTTCGGTAACGGAAGATGCACGACTTACAATCTTATCATCATCAAGAATATGATCAAAAACTTCTCCTGGATCAGAGTATACGTTCTTAATAATATAGGTATATGAACGAGAATGGATCATTTCCATGAATCCCCAGACTTCCATGCACGCTTCCAATTCAGGAAGAGAACAATAAGGTTGGAAAGCCATGGAAGGGCCACGACCCTGCACGGAGTCCAACATGATTTGATACTTCAGGTTAGAAGTAAAGATATGTTTTTGTTCTGGACGAAGTGATTGATAATCTCCACGATCTTTCTGGAGAGAGACCTCTTCAGGTCTCCAGAAATATCCAAGTTGTTGTTGGGTAAGTTTATCAAATACGGGATACTTATAAGAATCATAACGCTGCAAACCCAATGGTTGACCAAAAAACATTGGTTGTCTTTTAGAATCAACATCTGTACTAGTGTTGAATACGGTCATTCCTTTTACCATTTGTAATTCCTCTTTAATTTTACTAGATTTTGCAGCTTTCACAATCTTCCTCACTAGATTCCATAATTTGTTCAAGTAGTTTATTTAATTGTTCTTTAGTAGTATCTTCTTTTACTTCATCTGATTTTTGATCATGGGTGTTTTGGTAGTAAGAAGTTTTCCATCCATACTTATAAGTTCTCAGAAGGTCTTGTGCCATTACTGAGGTGGGCACTTCATTGTCTGGATAGTTCTCTGGGTTGTAACTCCAGTTTCCAGAGATGGCCTGGTCAAAGAACTTTTGCATGACTGCGACCACATTAATATAACCGCTATTATCAGGCATATCCCAGAGTAGAGTGTAATTATTTTTAAGAGAGTTGTACTGTGGAACAATCTGTTTAAGAGGCCCTTTCTTTGACTTTTTAATGGACAAGTATCCTCTAGGAGGTTCGATTCCGTTGGTAGCGTTTGACACAACGGAACTGCTTTCAGAAGGCATTTGTGCGGACAACGTGCTATGTCTGAGTCCATATGTTTGAATCTCGGTTCGTAGAGTTTCCCAATCATAGAAGTATGCCGGTGCTACCAACTCATCAACATCTTTCTTGTATGTATCAATAGGAAGAATTCCCTCAAAATATTTTGTACGATTGAAATCAGTACAAGCACCCTTTTCTTTGGCGATTTGATTGGATGACTTGAGAAGATAGTATTGGAATGCCTCAGTGAGTTTATGTACTTCAGTTACAGCAAGAACATCACCATATTTGGCTCCAAGTTTAGCGAGATAATGTGCAAGTCCAATAAATCCAATTCCCAAAGACCTGCGAGCCTTTGTTGCAAGTTCTGCAGCATTAACAGGATATTCCTGATAATCAATTAGTTCTTCCAAGGCACGAACAGAAAGATCGCACAACTCTTCCATATCATCAATACTACGTAGTTTACCTACATTGATAGCAGAAAGAATGCAAAGAGCAATTTCTCCACTCACGTCATCAATATGTTGAAGTGGTTCTGTAGGTAAAGTAATTTCTTGACACAGATTACTCATCCAAATTTTATCAAGGAATGATGAGTGAGAATTGCAGTGGTCGATATTCATAATATAAAGACGACCAGTTTCTGCACGTTCCTTTAAGATGTCCAGAATGAGTTCTTGAGCACGGATAGTTTTTCTTGGAATAGACTCATCTCGTTCTGCAGCCACATAGAGATCATCAAACTCAGGAAGCCCAAAAGAATCAGAAACTGATGGAACGTCATGAGGTGAGAAGAGGGACATTTCCTCATCATTGATAAATCTTTCATAGAAGAGTTTGGAGAATTGAATACTATAATCTAGTTTACGAACACGGTTGTCTTCAGTTCCTTTGTTATTCTTCAATACGATAATATCTTCTATTTCTTTGTGCCAGATGGGGAAGTGTACTGTCGCTGATCCACCTCGGATGCCATTCTGTGTACAGCATCGGACAGTTGACTCAAACTTTTTGAGGAACGGTACAACACCCGTGTGCTGAACTTCTCCACCTCGGATCTTACTGTTGATGCCAC